GTACGGAGAAGTTGCATGTAGAAAATCAGGTAGTTTTGATATTAAAGACAAGGAAGGTCAAAGAGTTGTACAAGGTGTAAATCATAAATATTTTTCAGTTGTACAACACTTTGATGGGTATAGTTATAGAAAGGAGGTAGCAAATCTTATGTAGCGTCTTTGTAAGAGACGCAATTCCTCCACGTGGCTAAAGCCAGTGGCTTCCTTGCGTAAGAATTTGTGATAAGTACATAGTTTAAACCTTAATTTTCCAGTTTAACCGATGAATCTTCCTATGTGCATAAATACATAGGAAGATTTTTGTTTGGAAAGAAGGTTTGAAAATGGACGTTTTCGGTAAAACGGCTGTTGATGAAAAGCTGATTCAGGAATACTTCGAGAGGAATCGAAGGATGAAGGAAGACGAAGCATGGCTCAAAGAGCATGGAAAACTTATCAAGAATGCTCTGAAAGACACTCCGAAATCCATCATAGGCAACTACGTTGTTAACATCTCAGTGCCCAATACAAGCAAATTCAATACGGATAAGGTTTTGCAGTACCTCGAAGAAAAAATAAAGCCTACTAATGGAGCAGTCTATAAGCTGTGCACCAAGATTGCCCTAAATGAGGAAGGTTTCACTGAATGCGTAGAGAACGGACTTATTGACTTGGACGAAGTAAAGGAATACGCATGGGAAGAATCAACAGGTTCACCCCGCCTCACTATTTCAGAAAGGAAAGTTACTGATGATTAGGATTGGACAAGAAGTAACTGTTGTAGAAGATTACTCTTTGCTCTTTAGGGGGATGACGGGGGTTGTTACAAATATCAACCCCAACAGTTTTTTACCTATCCAAGTCCAATTTAAAGAGCTTAACAACATGGCTTACTGGTTCTCTGAAGACGAACTGGAGTATGAGCCATTGGAGGAAGATGATGAAGAAATCGATTATTAGCCTTATCATTGTTGTGCTCCTGTTCATTTCTATCAATATATTGTGGGGTAGCCGACCTCCAGAACAGGAATCTCCTTTACCTACATATTCCCCTACCCCTCCCCCTACTCCTGAAGTAACGGTAAAAGTAATACCTGTTTACGTAGCGGAAGAAACCCCACCTGTAGAAGAAACTCCTGAACAGGAAGCTCCTGCGGAAATCGAGGAAACTGCCCCGCCTTCCCGTGGCAAACCCAGATATGTTGAGTGCATTGAGATGGTAGCTTCGGCGTATGATTTATCTTTTGAAAGTTGCAAAAAGAAGCCAGACCACCCTGAATACGGCATTACATACAGTGGCAAAAGAGCAACTGAAAATCATACTGTGGCGGTCGATCCTAAAGTAATTCCTCTGGGCACTAAAATGTACATTGAATTTTCTGAGGAATATCGCTACCTAGACGGTATTTATGTCGCTGAGGATATTGGCAGTGCTATCAAAGGAAACAGGATTGATATTTTCTTCGGTGAATCCGCCCACGATGAGTGTATGGAATTTGGGTTACGCCCTGTAAAAGTCTATATTTTGGAGGATGATGTAAATGGATAACTGCTGTAGGAATCCTAATTTAAGACGAGCTTACATACCGTGTAAGCCATTCAAAGCTAAATACTGTTTGAACTGCGGTGAAGTGATACTGGAAGTAAATCGCTTTTGGGCATTCATATGGACTTATTTTGTTTCACCTTTCTGGAATGGGGCTATCAAAGTTCTCGTGAGTGAAGAAGATGCAAACAAATATTTTAATGAGCAACGCAGAGCATAAAAAGCGTTGCTATAAAGTAAACGGCAGTCAGCTTCGTGACCCCGAAGCATGTGACGGCTGTTTGCTTATCCGAGAAAAGCCCGATCCAGTCATTCCAGGAAGAACAAGAAGATACTGTGATACCAAAGTGTTGGAGGAGTTGCAAGATGACAATCAATAAAATCTATGTACAGTGCGAATTTAAGAAGGCATTGCCCAACTATCAGAACGTTACATTTACAGCAGGGTGCGGGGCTGACTTATCCGAATCCGATAACATTGATGAATGCTACAGCAAGCTCTGGGAAATTTGCGGCGAAGAAATCAATGAGCAGTTGAGGCTGTTCACCGCAAACAATGAAAAAAGCATGAAGTTGGGCAAGTAATATGCCTAAATCTGAACTCACTAAAGAACTTGAATACGAGATATGGAGAGTAACACATAAGCAGGGTGTATTCTGTTGTTATGAAGTTACTATTGGATGGTTTGGAGATCAAAGAGTAGATTACCTCACTTATGATACTAAGGGTATCTTTCGCTGTTATGAGATAAAGGTAAGTAAATCTGATTTTCATAGCAAATCCCATGTAACTTTTGTAGGTCATTACAACTATTATGTCATGCCTCAAGAGCTATATGACCAAGTTAAGGACGAGATACCTGCCCATATAGGAGTATACGTAGGGGGAAGCTGTGTTAAAAAAGCAAAGAAACAGCCGTTAAAAGTAGATGAGCAGGTTTTGAAAGACTCTCTTATCAGGTCACTCTCCAGAGAAGTTGAAAAGCATATCAAAAGCAGATCCCCTCACCTTATTGATAATCTGGAAAGACAAATCAGTTATGAGAGAAGAAGAGCTGATAACGCTTGGAATCGTTATTGGGAGCTATGTGATAAATTGCGTGAAAAGTTTGGGTCAGGGTGGCAGGACAAGCTATGAAACAAGGGTTTATAAACACTGAATTTCACCATTCCCAGAAGATTATATATCAGCTTTTGACAGACAACAACCTATTTATCATCACAAGGGATGTAAACAATAGACATACTTTATGGGATGGCGATAAGAAAATAGGTACTTCCAATGATGTAAGCAAACTTTTAGTAAGAATTGAAAAATGAGAGAAGGGCGATTTATGAGCTATGATATCTATGTCAACTACCCCCGTTTATAGAAACGGAGGCTTGTAAAAGCCTTAGTTGACTACCCTAAGTCCTTCGAGGACTACGTTATATAGGTCATAACACCTACGGGCATTTCTCCTAACTTCGGAACAATAGTGAGTGCCTTTAAACAATCGGAAAGGAGATTGTTATGTGTAACTGTATCAAAGAAGTCGAAGCAAAACTTCAGGAATACTACAAAGACAAAATAAAGGATAACACAGGTGAAATTACTGCTTTCCTGGACGGGCAAGCATGGTTGACAGGTGGGGGTACTGTCTTAAGTATACCCGTTACCTTGACTTACCCTACCTGTAAAAAAGACGGGTCAACCAAGATTAAAAAGAAGAAAACACTTTTGTTTGCTAAATACTGCCCGTTCTGCGGTAAAGAAATGGGGGTTACAAATGAGCACAGTGCGTGAGATATTCGGCAATAATCCTGTATGCGAATATGCTTACAGAAAATTTGACCCCGCAGGTGGGTATGATATAGTTTGTTCAAAAATCAAGAATGGTACTTTATTTTGCTCCATGTGTGACGACTATAGACCTGAGTATGACAGTAGTGAAGAGACCAAAAAGCATATAGCTACAGTCGGTAAATTCATATCCAAACTGCAAAACATGTTGGATGAAAGAAAATATCGTCATGACGGGTCAAAACTTAAAGACCCTGAAAAACCTATCTTTGATGAATACACCCCAAAACTCAGAGGGTGTACATATGGCAGTGAAGAATATTTCAATCTTCTAAAGGAAATGCAAGTTGCCCTCTCCCACCACTACAAAGAAAACAGGCATCATCCTGAACATCACCCCCACGGGATAAAGGATATGACCCTCATAGATATATGTGAAATGCTTGCTGACTGGCAGGCAGCATGTTTTCGCCATGCGGACGGTGACATATATAAGAGCATTGAGATTAACCAAAAGCGATTCGGATTTTCTAACGAACTTAAGCAAATATTTATCAACACTGTTAAGGAATGCTTTGATAAATCTTAAAGATTGTTTGAGGGTGATTGATGTGGCAAGACAGGATCATAGAACATACACCCGCCCCCAAGTAGATTTTCTCTTAAAGCAAGAGGGGCTTCGTGCAGTAAGAGATACTGTCAGGGATTACAGTATTGCAATCGTCATGTGCCTCATGGGTGAGGGCAAGGATAAAGAGTATATCCAGAAGTTTTTAACCGATGTCGATAGCCTTTTTGAGTCACTGAAAGAAGAAGTTATCTCATTTGAAGATTGTGTTGAAGATATCAAAAATAATACCGGAATTGATTTATCCTCCAAAAAGATATCATAAACGGTGTTATAAAATATTCTGTCAGAAAAGAGAGGTAAGAAGAATAATCCCTACCTCTCTTTTAATTGTTGTCAAACTGTTGTCAAAATACTTACATTTGTGATTTATAACCCTTGAAATGTTGGAGCCCTCAGCCAGAATCGAACTGGCGACCTCATCCTTACCATGGATGCGCTCTGCCGACTGAGCTATGAGGGCGTTATTATTGCTGGAGCGGGTGAAGGGAATCGAACCCTCGCTGTCAG